ATAAACTTCACGGGATCCGATACGGCGAGCTTGTTACAATTACTGCAGGATCTGGCATTGGTAAATCCAGCTTCTGTAGAGAGTTGGCAACTCACCTTCTTAGTTCCGGTGAACGAGTTGGATACCTGGCTCTCGAAGAGTCAAATCGCAGGACAGCTCTCGGACTGATGTCCGCAGCAGTTGGAAAAAACCTACACCTAGGAACGCATGAACGATCTACTCTCACCGACGCTTATCAAAAGACTCTTGCTGACTGGAATCTCTTTCTTTTCGACGGCTTTGGTTCTTTTGATCCTGATCTCATCTACAACCGAGTTGAGTACCTGGCAGCGGGTCTTGATGCACGGGTCATCTTTCTAGATCACCTGTCAATCCTTCTCAGTGGCTTGGATGGTGATGAACGTCGAATGATCGACACCACCATGACCAAGCTTCGTTCGTTGGTTGAACGGACTGGTGTGGCGATGTTCCTTGTCTCACATCTACGCCGCACATCCAATGACAAAAATCACGAGGAGGGCGCTCGCGTCACTCTGGGGCAGCTCAGGGGAAGCGCAGCAATTGCTCAACTCTCTGATGGAGTTATCGCACTTGAGCGAGACCAACAGGCCGCATCTGGAGGAAGTAATACGACAGTGCGAGTCCTTAAAAATCGCTATTCGGGCGAAGTTGGCGTCGCGTGCAACTTGAGCTACGACCTAGATACTTGTAAGTTCCATGAAACTGAAGCAACAGAAGACTTCAACGCAACAACAGATTTCTGAGTTAACCCGACCAATTCCACCCAAACCTGAAGATGTCACTAGAGCCCAGTTCGTTGACAAAACCTATCGGGGATGGGCCGACACTCGTCTTCGATCTTGAGACAGACGGTTTTCTAAATGATGTTACCCGTGTCCACTGTCTGGCTATCTACGATGTCCAGGCGAACCAAATATTGGTTTACAACGACGAAGGGACTGAAGAACCAATTATTTGTGGCATTGAACGTCTTGAAGACGCATCGTGCATTATTGGTCACAATATTATTGGTTACGACTGCCCTGTTATTCGTAAACTCTTTCCTTGGTTTTATCCTAATGGTTTGGTTGTTGACACTTTAGTGTTGTCCAGGCTGTACCACACAGACATTTTGAAGATTGATACCAACAGGTCATGGAAGCATATGCCTGCTCAACTGTATGGTCGTCATTCTCTAGAAGCCTACGGATACCGGCTGGGTGAATACAAGGGAAACTTTTCCAAGACAGCTGACTGGAAAGAGTGGTCACAAGAGATGCAGGATTACTGCGTCCAAGACGTTGTTGTAACACACAAACTATGCAAACACTTCCACCCCTACCTGAGTGGGTTGCGCTAGAGCACAGAGTTGCTCAGATTCTTACTGATCAAGAGATACATGGATGGTACTTTGATGAGCCTGCTGCATGGAAACTTGAATCGACTCTCAGACAAGAACTTGAAGGTCTTACTGAGTTACTACGAAACAGGCACCCTCTCGTTAAAGGATCAGAGTTCACTCCTAAACGAGCTAACAAAACCAGTGGCTATGTCGAAGGAGCTACTTTCTCTCGACTAAAGGAGTTCAATCCTACATCCAGAGATCACATTGCCTGGGTAATGGAGACCCACTACAAGTGGAAGCCAACCCAGTTCACTGATAAGGGTAAAGCCACAATTGATGAGGTAGTCCTAAAAGACATTGGTACGCCGATTGCTCTTCAGTTCTTCCGTTGTCTGGAGCTAACGAAACAGCTTGGCATGTTGTCGGAAGGCATCAATGCCTGGCTGAAGTTAGTAAGAGACAGCAGGATTCATCACCACTGCTCAGTGGCTACAAACACCCATCGGTGTGCACATAGGAAACCAAACCTTGCACAGGTGCCGAGTGACGCTGATTTTAGAAAGCTATTCCGCGCTAGCCCTGACATGTGCATGGTTGGTGCTGACCTCGCAGGGATTGAACTGCGACTGCTTGCCCATTATCTGGCTCGATACGATGGAGGCCGTTACGCAGATGTTCTTCTCAACGGTGACATTCACCAGGAGAACGCTGACAAGATAGGCATTAGTCGTCGTCTCGTTAAAACAGTTACTTACGCTTTTCTATACGGTGCTGGAGATCAAAAGATTGGGTTATCCTACGACCAAAGCCTTTCCCAGAACGAGGCGCGAAAGAAAGGCAAGGAAATCCGGCAAGCCTACATGGATGCTATTCCTGGTCTTGAGAAACTTGTTAATGCAACTAAGAAAGCTGCAGAGCGAGGTTATGTACGCAGCATCGACGACAGGCGTATCAGCGTTGACTCGGGGCATAAGGCACTGAACTACCTGCTTCAGTCAGGAGCAGGTGTAGTAGCGAAGCGATGGATGGTACTGACGCATGAATCCATTATTCGCGCCGATATAAAAGCGAATCAACTGGCGTTCATTCACGACGAACTTCAGTTTGAAACGCAAGAACAATATGTAAATGATCTCAAGTTCAGCTTACTCTGGGCAGCTCAGTCTGCTGGAGAGTATTACAACCTCAGGATCCCTATCGCAGCAGAAGCAAAGTCAGGATCCAACTGGTCAGAAGTGCACTAGTTATTGCTTTAGCTGTAAGACACATTTACCTTGTAATCACTTTAGTAAAAACAGATCCAGGCAGGATGGTCTTGCAAGACAATGCAAGAGCTGCTTAGCAAAGTACTACGCTATGCGAAAACTGCATAAGCTGCCTCACGGTCAACTGTGCCAAAGCTGTGGTGAAGAACCAGCAAAAGTTTGGGACCACGACCACAAGACCATGGAGCACCGTGGCTGGCTATGCAACAGATGCAACCTGGCACTAGGCCACGCAAAGGAAAGTATTGAACGTCTGGGCAATCTTATAAGATACCTATCCACTCACGTAGATGCCACCCAAAACCAAATCGAAGACTCAGTTAGCAAAGAAGCAGTTTGAGTCAAGATCAAAATTCAAGCACACCAAACAAGGCAACGGAACTCGATCCCTTCCAAAAGGAACCAAAAAGCTACGTCGGGGGCAAGGCAAATGAGCCTGTTGATCGATGCTGACTTTATTGTCTATAAGTGCTGTGCAGCTAACGAATCAGAAATCGACTGGGGTGATGATGTCATCACTGTCACAAGTCGATTCAGCGAAGCCTACAACATGGTCCAGCGGGAGCTTCTCTCCATCGCCTCAGACCTTGGATGTTTTGATGATTCTATTCTGTTCTTTTCTGATTCTGTCAACTTCCGTAAATCTATTGATCCAACGTATAAAGGACATAGAAACAGAAAGAAGCCGTGCGGTTATCGCAGGGTCATCAATAAACTCAAAGAAGATTACCAAGTAATTGTCATGCCGCAACTGGAGGCTGACGATGCCATTGGCATCTATGCCACCAAAGAACAAGGCCACATTATCTGCTCACCTGATAAGGACATGAGGCAGATCCCTGGTGACCTGTACGACCTTTCTGATGGAGTAGTAACTATTACAAAAGAAGATGGAGAACGCTGGCATTACATACAGACAATGGCGGGCGATCAAACCGATGGATACTCCGGCGTACCTGGTCTTGGTATCAAGAAAGCAGCTGCTTTACTTGATGAACATGGAGCAACGTGGGAGACCGTCGTTGAGGCATTTGCTGAAAAAGATCTTTCGGAAGATGTCGCGCTCATTAACGCAAGACTCGCAAAGATCCTTCAAGCAAATGACTACGATTTCACCAATCAACAACCCATCCTTTGGACCGCCGCCTCCAGTGGTCAAGCTGACAATGGAGCAAGAGTTCAAGATGCGGCAGATTGAAGATGCCCTTCAAGATCCATCCGCTCGCAAGGAAGACATCATCACCATCTTCCTTGCGTTGCAACGTCAATGTTTTGTCCTTGGCAACAACGTTTCTAACCTGATTAAAAAATGGCCCCTACTAACACCACAGGCCCAAGCTACTACCGACGAGGATCCATACAAGTCTGGGACTTTATTCGGGACCAAGGACTGAACTTCCACCTTGGCAACGCCATCAAATATATCACTAGAGCGGGGTACAAAGAGTCCCGCATAGAAGATCTAAGCAAAGCAATCCACTACCTACAAAATGAGCTTGAAAACGAAATCCTTTATCAGCGAACAAGCGAAGGAGTTCCGGAAAAGTTTCCAGGTCAAAGACAGTACGAATCCAGCTTCACGGACTGGGCAGAAGACTTTGATCGTTGAGGAGTTCAAAGAATTTCTGGAAGCTGAGCAACAGCTAATCATCGATTTCAAGCGTAACTCTGAAGAGTGCCTCAAAGAACTGGCAGACCTTGTGTACGTCTGCTACCAATACGCTGAGAATCTTGGTTGGGATCTTGATGAAGCTCTCAACCGAGTACATTTCAGCAACATGACCAAACTCGGTGAGGATGGTCAACCTATCCGCCGTGAAGACGGCAAGGTCTTGAAAGGACCTAACTACCAACCACCTGTACTTACTGATCTCGTTTAATAATGTCTGCCGCTACCAAAGAACTTATCGCCCGTACTGGGCGAGTGCAGTCTTGGATTGACGACCCCACCAGCCGCCTACCTGTCTCCTGCACTGTCTTTGTGGTGGAAGACACTATGGAAGGTAAAAATGGAATCGAAGCATCCTGGCGTTTTGTTTCCCACGCTCTCCGCTACGGAGCTGGCGTGGCTGTCCATCTATCCAAGCTCCGACCGAAAGGTGATGAAAATGGCAAAGGCCTTGTGGCTTCAGGCCCTGTCTCCTTTGCCAAAATCTACTCCACACTGAATGAAATCCTGCGACGTGGTGGTGTTTATAAGAACGGTGCTGTGGTGTGTCACCTGGATCTTAATCATCCTGACATCCTGGATTTTGTTACCGCTAGTCGCTCTGAGCTTCCTTGGGTTAAGCGTTGCGTCAACATTAATCCACACTGGTGGAATGTGGCGACATCGGAAGTTAAGGAGGCTGTCCTTCAAGGAATCCGCCAAGGCGACATCTGGCTGAACAAAACAAAGGTTGATCGAAATGGAAATCGAATCCGGGGAAACGTTTGCTTGGAGGTGTACCTGCCCTCACGGGGAACCTGTCTACTGCAACATGTCAACCTTGGCCAGTGCGAACTCAATGACATTCAAAGTGCATTTGTCACTGGAATGTCCCAGCTGTGCTCCCTTCACGGACAAACAGGCGTTGGATCTAGCGGAGAGTACCTCCCTCCGGAGACGGATCGCCAGGTCGGTCTGGGAGTGCTCGGACTGGCTAACCTGCTCCGTCGCTCCGGTGTGACGTACAAGGAGTTTGGGGAAGCCCTGGCAGCAATCAACACCAAGCAAGCACACCCTCAAACCCCAGCATCAATCCTTGCTCACGAGCTGCACGCTGGTATCCAAGCTGCTGCTCAAGTGGCCAAGGTGAACAACATGGAGCGAGCCTTTGCTATTGCTCCTACAGCGTCCTGTAGCTACCGCTATACGGACCTCGATGGGTACACCACTTGCCCTGAAATCGCTCCTCCTATTGCCCGCCATGTGGACCGTGACAGCGGTACGTTTGGTGTCCAGAGCTTTGACTACGGTCCTGTTGAGATCGCGTCTGAAGTTGGCTGGGAGGCTTACAAGAAAGTCGCTGATGGCATCATGAGGATGCTTGAGGCTACGGGACTTCTTCACGGTTACAGCTTCAATAGTTGGTCTGATGTGATCACCTATGACGAAGCGTTTATTGAAGAGTGGCTGCAATCT